GAAAGTAGGCCTCGACTGCATCAACAACATCGTAATCGGCGACGACAGTCTTGTTGTCGATCTCATCGTCACGAAGAAATACGCGGCCGTACCGGCGCTCACCATCGTGATCGCACCGCTCACAGCGGCGACGGCGCAAGGAAGATTGGCCGCGGTTGCAGAGATAACAGCGTGACCGAGGGGTGCGGCATGATCAGCACAATAACGAGATGCATCGATTGCGGCAGCAAAATCCCCTACGGCGAAACAGTCCTGGGGACAACGACAAAGACAACGACAACTTTCGGCGAGCGAACAAGGATCGAATATCGCTGTCACGCATGTGCTGAAAATTATGCGGAAGCGCTGTGGCCGGAAGAGGAATGGGGCCCGTATCCCGGAATTCAAGATTACAGAAAGGAGTAAACCGAATGAAACCATTTCAAGTTACCGCCACGCTCTTGCCGATCGTCGTGATGCATGGGGCTCCTGGCATCGGCAAGACAACGACAGCGGCGAAATTTCCAAATCCAGTATTCATCCAGACTGAGGACGGCTGTCCGAGCGGGTTAACGATTTCGAGCTTTGGATTATGCGACAGTTTCGCCAGCGTCATCGAGGCGCTGACCTGGCTGGGTAAAGAAACTCACGACTATCAGACGTTGGTTATCGATAGCCTCGATGCGCCCGAGCCGCTCGTACAGGCTGCACTGTGTGCTGATCGCGGCTATGCCTCGGTTGAAAGCCCAGGATTTGGCAAAGGCTACGTCGAGCTCGATAAGTATTGGCTCGACTTTCTTCGCGGCTGCAACTGGCTGCGACGCCAGCGTAACATGATCATCGTGATGATCGCACACAGCGAGATCATCATGATCAATGACCCGCGTACCACGGCGTATTCTTCGTATGCGCTGCGGCTGCATAAGCGGGCACGGGGATTGGTCGAGGACAACGCCGATTTGATCGGCTTTCTGGCAACCGACATCATTATCAAAAACGAACAAGGTGGTTTCGGAAAAACCCGTGCCCGAGCCGATGGCGGCAATACGCGTTGGCTGCACTGTGATCCGCGGCCAGCATTCACATCGAAAAACAGGTTCGGCATGCCCGAACGAATTCAGGTCCCCCTGAACTTCAACTACCAGACGATGCTCGGCAAGTTCTTTCCGACTCCGCAACCGCAGGCGGAGAGTATGCGTACGACTGCGGAACCGAAAACTGCAATCGAAACTGAAATCGGAAAACAAGGAGGTTAATCATGGTTGATGGCTACTACGACCAGCTGCCGGAGATGTTTGATCCAGCAGCACACGAGGGCACGCAAGACCTCGTAGCAGTGCCCGCGGGTTGGTATCTCGCACACATCGTCGAGGCCGAGGTGCGTGACGCTGCCAACGGCAACGGCAACTACCTGTGGACGGCGTTTGAGATTATCGAAGGCCAATACAAGGGCCGCAAGGTTTTCCATAACGTCACCATCCACAACGCAAGCCAACAGGCGGTCGAAATCGGCCAACGGCTTATGACCGATATCTACATCGCCTGCGGCATCACCGGGCCGACGCGGAGCATCGACGTGCTTCTACACAAGCCGATCAAAATCCGCGTCAACATCAGGCGCGATCCCAATGGCGAATACTCGGATAAAAACCGTGTGACTGCGGCGCGGCCGTACGACTTCGAGCCTAAGCGGCGTGGACCTGGTGCCGCTCCGGTCGCCAACCCAGGGCCGAAGCCGGCCAATGCGCCTGAAGCGATGGCAACAGCGTCTGCAACGCCCAAAGGCGATCGTCCTTGGAATCAGAAGCAGACGTGATGGACCGCTATGAGAACGGTCGCCGGCACTTAGCCAATGTCGGCGATCGTTACCCACTTCGAGGGCATACAAATGCTGATACTGCGCCAATATCAAGAAAAGGCCCTCCGCGAGCTGTTCGTCTTCTGGCGCAACGGCGGAGGCAATCCATTGATTGCAATGGCGACGGGTACCGGGAAGTCCATCGTCATTGCATTTCTGATCAAGCAATTGCTAACCGACTATCCGAAGATGCGCGTACTGGTCACCGCGCCCAATCGCGAGCTGCTCGAGCAGGACATCCGTGAGCTACAGAATATATGGCCAGAAGCGCCGATCGGCATTAACTGCGACGAGCTCGGCTACCGCGACACCGATGCGCAAATTCTCTTTGCCACGATCAACTCGATCTATCGCAATCCAGATGCAATCGGCGAGCGGCACCTAATCATCATCGATGAAGGCCATCTGATCCCGCACGGGGAACAGGGGATGTACCACACCACGATAGGTGCACTGCGCAATCACGCGCCTGATCTTCGCGTCGTCGGGCTAACCGCGACGCCGTTTCGCCTCGACAGCGGACACCTGTGCGAAGGCGATGGGCATTTGTTTGATAAGGTGGTCTTCGAATACACAATCGGTGAAGGCATTCATGACGACTGGCTGGCGCCGCTATCGTCGAAGACAACCCACACGACAATCGATGTCAGCGGCGTTGGCAAGCGCGGTGGAGAATATATTTCTGAACAGCTAGAAGCCGCGGCGATCCGCAATGATGCCGTCGAATTGGCCTGCGATGAGCTTGCCAGCTACCAGGACAAGCGCCGGGCCTGGCTAGTCTACTGTGTCGGCGTCACCCATGCCGGTCTGGTACGCGACGCACTGCGTGCCCGCGGCGTCCATACCGAAATGGTGCTGGGCGAGACGCCGGACCAAGAGCGCGATCACATCATCGAAGACTTTCGTGCCGGCCGATTGACCGCGTTGGTCAGCGTCAACGTCCTCTCCTATGGCTTCAACGTTCCGCACATCGATCTCATTGCAATGCTGCGGCCGACTTGCAGCGCTGGACTCTACATCCAGCAGGTCGGCCGCGAAACGCGCAAGGCAGACGGCAAAGCAAACTGCCTTGTCTTGGACTTCGCCGGCAACGTTCGCCGTTTCGGTCCGGTGGATAACGTTTACATCAAACACAAGAACAGCAGAGACGGTGAGGCGCCGACCAAGACCTGTCCGGAATGCGATGAGATTGTCCTGCTGGCCGCAACCGAATGTCCAAGCTGCGGCCACCAATTCTCCCGCAGAGAAGAACCAAAACATGCGGCCTATGCCGATCGCGTGGCAATCCTCAGCCCGCCGCGCGCCGTATCTGATTGGTTGGAAGTAGAGGATATCGAATATCGCTACCACCACAAAGAGACCCCATCACTGCGGGTGACATTTCAATGTGGGGCACAGAGCTTTGCCAAGTGGGTTTGCCTACAACACAACGGCTATGCCCGCAGTCAAGCCGAACAGTTCTGGCGCGTCTTGAGCGGCGGCTTGTCGGTACCACACACCGTCGATGAAGCCCTCAATCGGCAAGACGAGCTCGCCTGGGTAAGCCACATCCGCGTGGCACCAGAAGGTGAAAAATATTGGCGCATCATCGGCTACCGCATTGCCGGCGAAAACTACGACGGCAACTTGCGTCGTGCAATTGCGTGGGGTCGGCCAGAGATCAACGACAGCATTCAATACTAGTGCAAGGGGACAATGCTCATGACCAAGCCCGACGCCAGCAAGCAGCATAAGCCAGGCGGTGGCATCATCGGCTACCTGGACGCGGAGTCCTATGGCGACGGCCCCTTCTGCTGGAACTGCGAGCTCACGTTTAAGAGCCTGGAGGACGCGCCGGTAGACCTCCCGGTGCACTTCTGCACTCCGCTCTGCGCGCGCGAGTGGTACTCGCTGCAACCGCTACAGAACCTGCTCGACAAGCGCCGGCTGCGGCGAGAACGCGGCTAATTTCAGAGTGAGACTGAGACAATATCCATGGCTGCGTCTGATCCGCATATCCCCAACGAGCTGCCAGATCTTCGCCGTGTCGGCCGCATCGCAATTGACAGCGAGGAGCGAGACAACGGATTGGCAGCCGACCGCGGCTCGAGTTGGCCGTGGCGTGACGGACATGTGTGCGGCATCAGCGTCGCCTATCGTGCGGATGGGCAGGTGCGCGGGCACTATTTTCCGATGCGCCATCCCGACACGCAGAATTTCCCGCCTGAGCAGGTCTATGCATGGCTCAAGGATCACGTTGCTTCCGAGCTCAGCTTCATCACTCACAACGGACCGTTCGATTGGGGCTGGTTTCGTGCCGAGGCCGGCATCCGCGTGCCGTCAGGCGAACGGCTCGAGGAA